CTAATCTTTTAGTCACTACAGGTGCAACCATATTTTGTGGGTAACTATCAGACAAACTATCTATTTCTTTTTCGTCTTTTAAATTTAATAACCTAAATTTTACATTCTTTTTAGTCTTAGGTAATTGGAAAGTAAAGAAACCATCTTCATTAGGTTCGTGTATTGCTTTTTTAACATTTAATTCTTCTAACTGTAAAGTAATATCGAATTTTTTATTTGTTGCAGGATCGGTAACAGAAAAATTATATTCAGATCCAAATGAAGTATTCCTCAAAAATATCAAAATAGCCTGAACATCAACGTTCAATAACTGATTAACATCAAATCCCGGTTCATAGATTTTATTTTTTAATAAACTGTAAACAATACCATCTGAACTAATATTTGGTGACATCAACATGTTTTCATCGTTGGCCGTCAAATACCCAACTTTTAGAGATTCTTTTTTTGGTCTATAAAATAAACCTTTAGTTGGTAACTTCACAACATCGTGAGGTAAGTTGAAGTCCATTTGACCGTAAGATTCTGCACTATTCATAATATTTTTATTTTAAATATACTTTACAACATATTTTTGTAAACAAAAAACCCACCTTGTGAGTGGGTTTTATACATTTTAATTTTGTTATTTTAGTAAACCAAAATACATCTATCAGGTCTTAATGTTGCATCTATAGTCATGATATCATCTTTGTCGTAACCTACGTCTCCAAATTTAACGTCAGTTAAAAAACAACCTTGTAAAATCCATTTTTCAACAGCTACTCCTGTTGGGTCTAACATTTCTAAATCAACATCTTTTTTATAACCTGCAGCATAACCCATACGTCCTGTAACGGACTCTGCGTGTAATCTTACCCACTCCATAAGTGCTTGTGCAGCTGAAGGTCCGATTGGGTCACGGAATTTCACACTGATAGTTTCCCACTCGAATTTACTAGCAACATAAGTTTTAGTGTTCAAGAATGGAATATCCTTTGATTCAATTTTGATACTTGGTCTTGATGTACTTTCTACGTACCAAGAGTTAATCCCTAAAGAAGTAGGGAAAGTCAATATAAATCGGTTAGCTCTTTTAGGTTCATACTGAAAGGGCATTTTCATTAACAAATCAGCCATTGTCTAAATTTTTGTTTTTTCTTTTATTTTTATATATAAATATATTCAGAAACAATTTTTTCTATTTACTTTAATTATATTTAGAAATATTCTTTAACTAGAACTAGAAAATAATTAATACTCTTTCTTTTCTCCTCCTTTAGTTAAATATGTTCTTACTGGTCCTTCTGGATATTCTTGACTTAAAAAATCCCTCATTTTCTCTATATTTCTTGGGTCGTCATCTGAAAACCCTATTTTTGGTGTGAACTCTTGGTTATTTATATCATTCTTAAAATAAGCCTTTTTCCCAATCTCCGCCGCTAAATCTTGACAATAAACAATAAATTTTCTCATTGCAACAATCTTTAACTCCTCAGGGTTCGCAGCACTTCCTTGTCCAAAAGTTACGGGTTCATATACACAAAGGTCCAAATATTCGTCAATAAGTTCTTTATCTGAAAAATTTACCTCTATTTGTTCATTTATATTTTCTTCTTCTGAAAAGAAGTTTCTATATTTTTTGAGGTTTTCTATCAGGGTTCTACTGTTAATACCATTATGGTTACTCACAATAAAATTATAAACAGCTTCTCTTAATGCCGATGGATTATGACCCCTCGCAGTTATAATCGCAAAAATTGAACCACCGTTTATACATTCAACAAAATCATTCCAAGACGGACCTGGTTTTGCTAACATCGAGTCAATGACAAATCTTTTGTCCCCCATTTCTTTAAAGAATCTGAATGGTTCTTTTGCATAACCAACAACAGTAGTACCCTTATAACTAAATGGTTCACTACCTATTTGGTGTCTGTGTTCAGCAAAATCTTCAGTAGACATACCTACTTCTTCTTCATTTTCAGTCATTACCATAATTTTGGTTGACATAAAAACGATATTATCATCCCAATCAAAGGCGTAATATTTAGTGTCAGGTGTACCTGATTCATCAATACCTTCATTAACTACTTTTTTTAAGTAATTGTAAACATATTTTTTAATGTCCATTATTTTCTTAATTTTTTAAGTAAGTTTTCTAACTGAGACTCAGTGATAATCACATTTTGTTTTTTTGAAGAAAAAGTTTCAACATTTTGTTTTTTATCTCCTAAAGTTTCTTTGATAATTTTTTTTTCTATTTTCATAGTTTTTTTAATATAAATATAATAAGGGGGACATTTCTATCCCCCTTTTTTTATTTTGTATTATACATCATCAAATGATGCTCCTGTTGGTGTAATTACAAACTCGATGTCAATGTATTCTAATGCTCTTGTTGGTTTTAAGAATATCTTACCAGTTAAAGTGTTAGAATCCAAATCTTCAGGAGTATTTGAGACAGTCACTCTAAAGTCAATTAAACCTCGGTCTCTTCTAATTTGGTCTAAGATTGGGTTAACTGAATCTAAAAAGTCTTGTCTTACTTTATCATCATTTTGTTCAAACAATAATCTAATCGCTACCGCTGAAATTAATTTTCTTGCTTGTAGTAATAATCTTCTTACGTTGATTCTGTCAAGTGCAGACTCTCTAATTTGTAAAGTTTTATTACCCCAAATAACAGTACCAACATCAGAGAACGTAGCAATTGGATTTATTCTACCTTTGTATAAAGTATCTCTATCCTCTTGAGTTAATTTTCTTCTCGCCTTAATTGAATTAACCAAACCTCTTGTGTAACCCGCAGATGCGAACCAAGGGAATGCAATGTTATCAGTTAAAGCCAAGTTTCTTACTACCTCAGCGGTTGGTGGTAAATAAATTTGTGTATTATTTACTGTGTCTCTTGTTAATACCCATGGGTAGTAAGTTGCGGTGTAATTTGAATCAATACCTGTCTCTTCTAAATTATCTACAGCCTCTTGAGGGTAAATTAGTCCTTCAGAAACATCATTCCATGTCGGTAGGAACATATTGAAATCAGGAGTAGTACAAATGTAAATTGAGTCTGCTCTATCTGATTCTATCAAATCAATCGCATCCTCAACCAAGTTAGAGTTGTTTACATAATCAATACCTGGTGTTGTAAATACATTGATATTAACTGCCTCGGGATTGTTGAATGTAGTTTGACCCCATTTGTAAGCGTAGTAGTCAGTGTTAGCCCAAGTCTCTTGGTTTGGACCTGAAATTTGCTTGAACGCCCCCCATCCTGTAGCAGTAGGGTATGTTGCTGACGGAGCAGCTCCGTATTTATAACCTGTCTGTCCTAATGCGAATGTGTCTGAATTTGTTCTATATTCTCTGTAAATGTCCCATCCGTCGAATCCACCTGCAGGGTATAAAGTAAATTTACGTGTATTCAAACGGTAGTATGGATTATCTGCATCCGTAGGTTCTGAGTTAAAAGATCCAACACCTACTTCAAATGCTGACTGTCCCGAAGTTGAGTATCCTGCGGCTATAGTTACTATAGTTGCCCCACTATCCATGTGGAAACCTTTTACTTGGTAATTCCAAACAGGACCTGTCGTATCAGTCTCTATGTTCGCAGGTAGTTGTTTACCTTTATAATCGAAGAAATCATAATCAACACCTGTAATGTTAGAGATACCTAAGTAAGCCTTTCTAGGGTTTTCTCCATTAGATATTACGGAATTATCCCCTCCTGACGTAGAACCAAATGGTGGGTTGTAAATAACATCACCTGGTTTTAAATATTTAGTTTTATAAACAATGAACGGCGGTGTCGCATCTTCATAGAGTCTCATAGTATACCCTTCAAAACCACAAGGTAGTGCGTCTTCAGGAGCCTCATCACCCATTTCTAACATTATATATTTAGAGTTTAAGTTATACTCACCATTTGCAGTACCAATTTTGTTAGCGATAAAGTTATTTTGTGTTGGGTCTAATGAACAGTTTGTGAAACTTTCAATTACTCTAACATTTTGATCGTTATCGTAAAAATCTCGTACAAAGACATCAAATGTTCTATTATTAAATGACATGTTTGCTAATGAAATTTTTACTAATCGGTTAGCAGCATTACCATCGGAAATTAATTTAAATTTGAATAATTTATAAACTTTATTCCCTCTTAATTCTGAAACAACATAAGGCGTTTCAGGTGTTTGGTATTGCTCTAAATAGAATCCAATTGAGTCAGTATTAAGTTGTTGTCTGGCATTTGGTAATGCAACTAAGTCACAATTTAATCCTCTTACGTAACCTTGTCTATAACCATTCAAAAGTAAACTACTATAAACTTCCTCAACAAATAAAGGTACTTCCGTTCTATCTTTACCAAAATTACTTCTACCGAAAACTTTCGAAATATATTCAGAATCTGAAGTGAGCATGGACGTTTCAAAACTAAAAGTATCGGAGTCTTTAGTTATTCCAGATATTACAAATGTCGCATATGGGTCTGTAGAAACTCCAGAATATGAGCCTGTACAAATCATGTTAACATCAGTTGTACCTGTTACTTGATAAAGTGGTCCATTTTGTGAAGAAGAGTAATTAGTAATCCCTCTAGATCTTAAAGTTGTTACAACAAGATTATCCCAAGTAGTATTTGCAGTTGCAACATAGTTACTGTAGTAAACTGATACCGTACCTGAGTATACACCTGAAACAGGAGTACCTGCAATTGTTGCAATTGTCGCACCAAATCCATAACCGGCATATGTTCCGACAGGATTTGCTGATGTATAATCAAACAAAGCGTAATACCATGCGTCGTTTGTAGAAGCAGAAACATTCGTTAAGGAGAATAGTACATTTGGTACTCCAAACGTTTCTGTATTTGCGGAAACAGAACCAATACCATTCAACGTAACACCGGTTACTGAATTGAATGTCGATTGACTTACAGACCCCCAAAATTGAGAAGATGTACCACTTAAAGGTGAAGACGTTGTGTAGTACCCAAGTTGCGTTGAGATATATGATTGGAAGTCAGCGTTTAAAGATGAAGTCCCTCCATCATATTGTGTATAGGTACTATAAAAATCCGAAGATAATCCAGCAGGTACTGAAGTTATAGTAATATTAGAACTTGAACCTGTTGTACCTGTAAACTGAATTGTCTGAGCTCCCGTATTTGTCGTAGCAGAAAGTGTAGACGGGTCAATATTACCAATCGTAGTAATTGACCATGACGGTCCCGCATCATATCCTGACAAACCTAAAACTCTCGTAACAAACAACTGATTTGATTGTTGTAAGTAAGATTTTGCAATATATGATGTTTCATATTTAGGAATCTGTGTGTTAACAAATTTCTCAGGAGAAGTACCGCCAAAATATACTTGGTACTCATCAAAATTTGTTATAAAAATTGGTTCAAAAGCGGGACCCTGAAGAGTCTCACCAACTAAACCAAGAGTTGTTACACCCACACTTTGTGCAACAAATGTTAAATCTCTTTCTGATGTATACACACCGGGAGACACAAATACTTTTGTTGATGAAGCCATTTTTAGTTATTAATAAATGATTTATTTTATCTATAAATACATCATCAAAAAGTAAAAATCTGACCCTTAAACTAATATTTTAAAGATAGTATGTTTTTTTTCTGCCTTTTTTCTACCCAAACAAATATTTATTCTTAATGAAAAAAATTAAAAATATTAAGATATCCATACAAAGTCATGAAACACTAAAAAAGTATTGTGACAAAAAGGGTTTGAAGATATATAAGTTTTTAGAAAACTTAATAATGGAAAACTGCAAAGAAGTAAAAGATATCTATGGTGAATGATTAAACTAGCGTAACATTAGTATAAAGAGTTGCCGATTCGGATACATTTATTTTGTTGACTTGTATGTTTAAAGTATCGCCTTCATTTACCTGTATAGTCTCTATATCATCACCCAAATAATATGTTACATTATTTCTTGTTATGTAAACAGAATAACCTGGTGTACATGAAGAACCATAATTTAATGTACCTCCTGTGGTATTCGTTAATGTTGGTGTTGATCCACCTAACGCACACACATTACCATTACTACCGGGTGATAAAGAAACCGTAGTACTCGACCCATTACAATTGGTATAGTTTAAGGTGTTATTAGTTGTTGAACTGTAAGTTAAGTCATAACAGTTCTCAACATTAGAAGTTCTTAAAATTTTGATGTCTGCATTATACCTAAAAACCTCAGTCAACGAGGTATTACCTGCAACAAATAAAAAATCTAACGTAAAATCAGTTGGGTTTGGTGGTTCGATTACGACCTTTTTAGTTTTTCTTCTTGTATCAAACTCAAATAAAGTTAACTGTCTTGAAATAGCAGGTGTAACTTCAAATTCTTCTTCATCAATTAAAAGACCCATCATTACAATTTTATATGTTGAAACATAATATTTTCTTTTTTCTAAGTCTTTTACGGACTCGTCACTAACGTCTTCTAATTTTAAAGGGATATAGTGACCTTTTATTTGGGTATATGCTTGTTTAGAAGTAAATGTTCTCATCATTATTTTGTTGAAGTCATTTACCTCTCTCATTCTATTACAAAATATTCTAACATTGTATGTAATGTCGACAGGTATTGGTTGAGGTATTTTATATACATCGGCACCCTTTCTTTGACCGTCCCAAGTTGGGACACTGTAATAAAAAAATTGTCTTCTTTCGGGGATATTGGCTCTTCCTGCATTATTTGTTCCGTATTTTACTTCAGGCATTCTAACAGTTGAAATAAATGGCAATGTTACATTACTATCTAAATCTTTAAAATCCCAAGTTTCGGTAAACTGTATCCAACTTTGATTTGTTATAATCCTATCGATTGTTGGAACTTTTTTCTCGTCAACTGATAGTTCCAATTGATTTTTTACAAAATCTAACATTCCCCTATCTAAATCTGCATGTAAAACTCCTTTTGGTAAAAATGTACCTTTATCGGTTATTTCATCCAAAAGTTCTTGCCTTCTTTCTTTTCCTACTTTTTCAGGAACTAAAGGTAATTTTTTAATAAATTGCTTTGGTAGTGCCATTTTTATATACCTCTAAATTCATTATCGGTTACAGGTGCCGCTTTTATTGTCCTGTAAAAAGGTTTATATCCACCATAGGAATGTTTTAAATCTGAAACTACCCTTCCATCGTCAACCACACTATAATACCTTACTCTATTTTCTGTTTCATAATAACCTATGTAATCCCCCAAAGATATTTCTATACCCAACTCAACGAGTGTTTTTTGATAAACGCTTACTGTCAAATTACCCGGTTCAGATTGATAGAGTTTTGAAGACCCTAAATCGGTATTTGTTGGTGCGTCAATTTTTACATAACCTTTAAATTCTACAGGCGGTAGAAACTGTATAGTGTCTGAAATAGCTTCACCATAAACATCGTCCGTATCGGTTCTTTGTCTGTCAACTCTATACAAAACCAATGAAAAATTCATATCACCAAGTAACCATTCTTCACCCATAGAAAGGTCTAAGTCAAAGTCTTGTTCAGAAAAAAACTTATTCAGTCTAGTAATTGGAACTCTATTATCTGCCATACCTATAAATACTTTGATTGATTTTTTATGGTTGTTTATTATATTTTAATATATAATGGAAGATTTTGTGCCTAAAACACCCGAATCAAAAGCCCTTTTAATTTTAGACGATTATGAAGGGTCAAATAACTATATCCTTAATTTAAAACACAAAAAACAAAATAGTAAGTCTTTTGTTCCTACACGACCTCAGGCCGATTATATCAATAACTATAACACGATACAACCAAAAGTTGCAAAAAAATGGGTCAAATTAGATTCATATTTTGGTAAAAAACTTATGGAGGATAAAATGTATACCAAAGAACCTTCAGAAATTTATGTTGAGAAGTTGTTGGTTGAAAAAGATAAAGCTTATCATATTTGGGGTAAAATCTTTTCAGGTGAAACTTTACACGATTTTTGGATGCCAAAATCGGCTTTATTAAAAGATAATGAAGTTAAAAACATTTCTATTGATTACGACAAATATACCCATAGACCTCCTATGGAACATCAAAAAGAAGCTATTGAAAAACTTGTAAAAAATAAAAAGTTTATTCTGGCTGATGACATGGGACTTGGTAAAACAACATCAACTATCATTGCCGCTTTAGAAACGGGAGCTAAGAAAGTTTTAATTGTGTGTCCTGCGTCTTTGAAAATAAATTGGCAGAGGGAGATTGCAAATTATTCAGATAGAACCGTATATATTGCAGAAGGTAAGAAATTTTCAGATGAACATGATTTTGTTATTGTGAACTATGATATCTTAAAAAATTTCCACGACACCAAAGACAAAGAAAAATCAGAGATAATGAAGATTAATTTTGATTTGGTAATTATGGATGAAGCGCATATGATTTCTAATCCACAAGCCCAAAGAACAAAAATAGCTAACGACATCGCAAGTAAATCAAATAGAGTTTGGTTGTTATCAGGAACACCTATGACATCCCGACCTATGAATTATTATAATTTATTAAATCTTGTTGATAGTCCTGTCGCTATGAATTGGATGGCATATGCTAAAAGATATTGTAATGGATTTCAATTTAGTGTTGGGAAAAGAAAAGTGTGGAATGTTACAGGGGCATCCAATCTTGATGAATTAAGAGAAAGAACCTCAACTCATATCTTAAGAAGATTAAAAGAAGATGTTTTAGATTTACCTGAAAAAATTATCACACCTGTTTATTTAAGACTCAAATCAAAAGACTACGAAGAATTAATGGGTGAGTATTTTAATTGGTATGACCAAAACCCTGAAGAGTCTTCTTCACTTACAATTCAGTTTTCAAAATTGATGAAGGTAAGGAAAGTTATTGCACAAGAAAAAATTAATAACACAATTGAGTTAGCGGAAAACATTATAGAACAAGGTAAAAAGGTTATTATATTTACAAACTTTACCGACACGCTAAATCAAATCTATAACCACTTTGGTAAATCTGCGGTTTATTTAGATGGTAGTTGTTCTAAGTTCCACAGACAAAATGCGGTCGATGAATTTCAAACAAACGATAAAATCAAAGTATTTGTTGGGAACTTGAAAGCTGCCGGTGTTGGGATTACTTTAACCTCAGCGGAAGCCGTAATCATGAATGATTTATCTTTTGTACCGGCAGAACATTCACAAGCAGAAGACAGGTCACACCGAATCGGACAAAAAAATTCAACGTCGGTTTATTACCCTTTATTTGAAAACACAATAGAAGGAGCAATTTACGACATATTAAATAGGAAAAAGAAAATCATTTCAACGGTAATGGGTGACGATACTTTTGACGAGGTATCAGTAATCGAAGAAATGTTAAATATGATTTCTAAAAGAAGGTGATATTTATACATATGAATGTAGAAATATCTTATAGAGGAATTACCCCTAAGACAGACCAAGAACTTCTTATTAAAAGGTTTATAAATTTTTTAAAAAAAGAATACCCATTAAAGGGTGATGTTAATATTGTCTTTACTAATAAAAGATATGGAACTATGACAACGGGGTCTAGAACCGACAAAAGCACTTTAAAGGTATTAGTAAAAGATAGGCTCAACAGAGATATATTAAGAACTTTATCCCATGAATGGCAACACGAATATCAAAGAACTGTGTTGAACAGAAAAAAAGGAAAAGATATAGGAGGTAAAAATGAAGATGATGCTAATGCAGCCTCAGGTAAAGATGTAAAAAATTTTGAAAAAAATAACAAAAAGTTAGAAGATATTATATACACTAAGTTTGAAAGAAAAATAAATGAGATAGAATCTAAATTAGATTTAATATCCACTGTCAAACAAAAAATAATCAACGAAATTAAACATATCAGTGTTGATAAATTACCTTACCAATTCGATTCTTTAAATAAGTTTATTGATACTGAGACTATGAAAACTCATTACAATAAACACTACAAGGGTTATGTTGAAAAATTAAATGCAGAGTTAGATAAAGTTTCAGGTAAAGATTTAGATTTAGAAGAAATAATAATAAAAATTTCTAAATTCAACACAAAGGTTCGTAATAACGGTGGTGGTGCATTCAACCACGCACTATTTTGGAAAATGTTATCACCTAAAAATCAAGAAATTTCTGACCCAATAAAAAGTAAAATTGATAAACATTTCGGATCATTCGAAAAGTTTAAAGAAAAATTTGAATCAGAAGCAAAAAGCAGATTCGGATCTGGTTGGGTTTGGTTAGTTTTAACTAAAACAAACGGGTTAAAAATAACCACAACACCAAATCAAGACAACCCATTGATGGACATTGAAAAAAACGGAGGTTACCCCCTTTTAGGTTTAGATTTATGGGAGCATGCATACTACCTGAAGTACAAAAATGAAAGAGATAAATACATCAATAATTTTTGGAAAGTAGTGAATTGGGGATTCGTTAATGATTTGTATACGACACAAATAAAAAGAAAATCATAATTGATTTTTATTTATAAGATATTTATATAAAAAATATTCTTATGTCCACAGTAATAATCACAGAGCCTGAAAGAAGTAAACTTTACAAAAGGATTAAAAATCTTTTAGGTGCCCCTTTACGTTCTGTTGAATTGGAGGATGAAATGATGGATTCATTGTTGGAACTTTCTATTCAAGATTACGCACAACATGTTAATGATTGGTTGATTGAAAGTCAGTGGTCCTCACTATACGGTCTTAATTTAGATGAACAATCCCTTACAAGAGCATTCACAACTAGATCGTTAGATTGGGAAACACAATATACTTACGCTTATTCTAAAATTGTAGGTTTACAAGCTGGCGGTGATTGGGTATTAAAAAAAGACTATATAGATTTAGTTGCAGGTCAACAAATATATGAAATTCCCGCAGGTAGAGAAGTAAATGAATTATTATGGTTCACAAGATCAGAATTAGATGCTGCTTATTTTGACCCATTCATGGGAGGTTTTGGTGGATTTGGTGGTATTGGATTAGGTGGTGGTGCCGGATTTTCACAGATGGGGACAACAGGTAACTATTTCATTACACCCGCATTCGATATCCTTTTAAGAATGTCGGACATTAATATCAAAAGAAGAATTATTACAGGTGACCTTACTTATAGAATTACTGCGTTACCTGAAGGAAAAAAGGCTCTTCATCTTATGAATGTACCGGGTGGAAGATTTGATTTTGGAAATATTAATTTCCAAGAGTATAAAGTTTGGTATTGGTATTATGATACTTTTGACAGAGATAATTGTTTGAAGGCAAATCCTGATATTGTTAAGTTACCTTCTGATGTCCCTATTGATGAAATGAGATGGGATGAACTTAATTCACCTGCTCAAACTTGGGTTAGAAGATGGTTTACCGCATATTGTAAAGAAACTTTAGCAAGAGTTAGAGGTAAGTACAGTGGTAATCTTAAAACACCTGATTCTGAACTTACACTTGAGTACCAAAGTTTACAAACTGAAGCCAAAGATGAAAAGGCTATGTTATGGGAAGAATTAAAGGCTAGACTCGAAAGATTAAGACCTGAAAAACAATGGGAAATAAAAGGCATTCAAGCTGAAAACATGAACAAGTCTTTGAAATTTAGACCATTTACAAGTCCATATACTGTTATATAAT